AGCAGAGAAGACGAGTAGAGTTGCTCAGAAGAAAAAACTGGGCCAGCCAGCAGGTAAACCGAAACGTGTAGCATCGTTACGTAGGAAGAAACAAAGTGGCTAAAGGCGTAAAACATTACTACCAAGATGGTCGTGAGCACAAAGGGGGTATGCACAAGCACCCTGATGGCAAACTTATGACTGGTAAAACGATGTCTAGCGCCTCTAAAAAGTTATATCACTACGGCCAGCTTTCCGTAAAAGCCAAACAAAAAGCTAAGAGCGGGTGGGGATAATGGCTACATCAGGAAGCACAGCATTCAATATGCCGTTCACAGACATCGCTGAAGAGGCGTGGGAACGCGCAGGGCGTGAGCTGCGGTCAGGTTATGATCTCCAGACTGCTCGTCGTTCTATGAACCTCATGACGATTGAGTGGCAGAATCGCGGTATTAACATGTGGACTATCGAGCAGGGGTCATTAGATCTTGTGCAAGGGCAGTCTACGTACGCGTTACCGGACGATACGATTGATTTACTAGAACAAAGTATTCGTACAGGTGCAAACAACACAACAACCCAATCGGATCTAACATTAAGTCGGATCAGCATCAGTACTTACGCGTCTATCCCTAACAAAATTACACAATCACGGCCCATACAGGTCGTTATACATAGAGATAGTGGGCAGACGTACCCGACCGGTATTACGTTAGGTGCTACTGCAACCAGCACTGCTACGACAATTACGCTTAGTGGTGTAGCGGGATTACCCCCTGCAGGATTTATTAAGATCGGAAGCGAGATCATTAACTACGGGTATATTGAAGGTAACGTGTTACAGAACTGCTTTAGAGGCCAACAGGGTACTACAGCAGCGACACATACGATTGGGGGTATCGCAATACCCGTTTACTGGGAACAAGTCCCCTCGGTTACCGTATGGCCTGTACCGGACAATGTTCAGAGTTACCAGATTATTTACTGGCGTATGCGACGTGTGCAAGATGCTGGTAGTGGTATTGAGACAGCCGACATGAACTTTCGGTTTTTTCCGTGTTTAGTAGCAGGTTTGGCATACCATATTGCCATGAAAGTACCTGAGTTCATGGATAGAGTACCGATGTTAAAAGCGGTATACGAAGAACAGTTTGAGCTTGCTGCAGGAGAAGATAGGGAGAAAGCCCCGATTAGGTTCGTGCCTCGTGCAGGTAGGTTCTAGATGGGCAGTCAATTCGCTTCTGACAAAAGAGCCATCGCCATGTGCGATGTGTGCGGGTTTCAATTTAAATTAAAGACGCTAAAAAGTTTAATGGTTAAAGGTAGGGATACGCAGATAAAAGCGTGTTCTGAGTGTTGGAATCCGGGCCAGCCGCAGCTTAAACTAGGAGAGTTTCCGGTAAACGATCCACAAGCAATACGGAACCCAAGACCCGATACAAGTCTTGGCGTATCAGGAGACTTTAGTAGTAGAGACATACAGTGGGGTTGGAGTCCAGTAGGTGGCGGGAATGACCCGTTTAACTTAACCCCTAACAACTTAGTAGCTAGTGGGCTACTAGGAACCGTTACAGTAACGACGTAGGAGTACTACCATGTATAACCCTAAAAATGTTTTTGGGATGAAAGAAGTCAAAGTGCATAAGGACAAGGGCGTATACCCCTGCAAAGATGCACCAAAGCCTGACATGAGCGGCGTTAAGACTTCCGGTATCATGATGCGCGGGTACGGCGCGGCGACTAAAGGCCGTATGTGCCGAGGGCCAATGGGCTAAATCATGGATTACACGCAGCTCAAAGTAGATATTCAGGATATTTGTGAAACAACTTTCACAGATGCCCAGCTTGCTATGTTTACTGAACAGGCCGAGCAGAAGATCTATAACTCGGTGCAGATCCCTGCGTTACGTAAGAATGTAACTGGGGTAGTAACAGCCAATAACACGTACTTAGACATCCCTTCGGACTTCTTGTGGTCGTACTCTTTAGCGGTTATTGATGGTGACGGTAACTACTCGTTCTTAATTAACAAAGACGTTAACTTCATCCGCGAAGCATACCCAAAGGTTACCTCTATAGGGTTACCTGTACATTATGCGTATTTCAATGATGACGCGTTTATTGTTGGCCCAACGCCAGACAGTAATTATTCTGTTGAGTTGCACTACGGGTACTACCCCGCGTCTATTGTGACTGCTGGTACGACGTGGCTTGGGGATGAATTTGATTCAGCTTTGTTGAACGGTGCGTTGATTGAAGCTATCCGGTTCTTGAAAGGTGAGCCTGATATGGTAGCCCTATACGAACGGTTATATGTACAGGCTATAGGGTTACTCAAGAATTTGGGTGACGGTAAATTACGCGAAGATGCTTTCCGTTCAGGTCAGTATAGAGTTGCGGTAACTTAAGGAGTTTAACATGGCAATCACACAGGCAATGTGTACTTCGTTCAAGAAAGCACTTTTGGATGGAGAAATGGATTTTAGTAGTAACACGGGGCAGTCTTATAAGATTGCGCTATATACGTCTAGCGCATCGTTGGACGCCGCTACTGCTGCGTATACTACGAGTAACGAAGTGTCGGGTACTGGGTATACGGCAGGTGGAAATACGCTGTCTATCTCTACCGCGCCCACCACTTCAGGTACTACGGCGTTTCTTAGTTTTGGTACGACTACGTGGAGCACGGCAACAATCACAGCGCGTGGAGCCTTAATATATCAAGTAGGGGGATCTACTCCATCTGTTGCGGTACTCGACTTTGGTGGCGATAAAACGTCTACGGCAGGTGATTTTCAGATTACTTTCCCGACCGCAAATTCTAGTAGCGCGATTATTAGGATTGCTTAGGTACTAAGGCATGCCATCTTCGACGACATACGCAGGCTGGGGACGCGCCAGTTGGGGTCAAGGTTCTTGGGGAACCCCCCTTACCATTGTTAACGTCGATGGCCTCCAAGCAACTGGGGCTGTAGGTAGTGTAAGTGTAGTTGCTGATGCAGTCGTAGCCGTTACAGGAGTAGTTGGCACAGGCAATGTTGGTGCTGTAGCTGTAAGCGGTGAAGCTAACGTCTACCCATCAGGGTTAGCAGGCACAGGCGCTGTAGGAAGTGTAGTTGTATCCGCAGACGCAATAGTAGCAGTAACAGGCGTAGCAGGAACCACAGCTTTAGGGTCTGTAACCGCCACTGGCGATGCAATTGTAACCCCGTCAGGCGTAGCTGCTACAGGCGCTGTAGGAACCGTAGTTGTAGCCGCAGACGCGATAGTTGCTGTAACAGGGGTTCAAGCTACAGGTGCAATAGGCGATGTAACAGTAGGCGCAGACGCGGTAGTCGCTGTAACAGGCATAGCGGGAACGACGGCTCTAGGTAACGTTACGGTAGACTTGGTTATTCGAGTCCCGGTAACAGGAGTAGCCGCTACAGGCGCTGTTGGCGATGTAATCATAGGCGTTGGTGTTGTTGTACCCGTTACAGGTGTAGCAGCTATTGGTGAGGTAGGGACTGTCCATATATGGAGTCAGATAGATCCTAGCCAAGACCCGGACTGGCAAGATATTAGTGATGCACAAACTCCAAATTGGGGTAATATAAATACAACTCAGAATCCAAACTGGCAAGACATAGCCGCATGAGGTTACGAATATGACAACTCAATACACTACGATCCTTAAGTTAGCTCTTCCTGTTGAAGGGGAATTGAGCGGTACTTGGGGCGATGTTGTAAACGACAATATCACGCAGATGGTAGAACAGGCCGTTGCAGGTAAGGCTGTAGTCAATACGTGGAGCGGTAATTCTCATACGCTAACCACTGCCGATGGTACGACTTCTGAGTCTCGTTGCGCTATTTTGGAACTTACGGATACAAACACGCAGTTATCGGGTGTAGGTAATGTCGTTTGCCCCGCCAATACAAAACTTTATATCGTAGATAACAACACCGCACGAGTCATTACTGTTAAAACCGCTAGTGGTTCAGGTGTTGCTGTACCGGTTGGCAAAACCATGCTGGTCTACTGCGATGGCACTAACGTCGTTGAAGGCGTTACTCACGCAAATAGTTTGAGTTTGGGTACTAGCACAGTCACCGCTGACAAGATTCTCGACGAAGACAACATGTCGTCAAACAGCGCCACAGCGATTGCTACCCAACAGTCTATTAAGGCTTATGTAGATTCCCAAGTTGGTACAGTTGATACGCTTGCTGAGATCCTTGCTAACGGCAACACCACAGGCTCAACCGACATTGAAGTAACGACTGCTCAGAAGGTACAGTTCCGCGATGCCGCGATCTACATTAATTCAAGCGCAGACGGCCAGTTAGACATTGTAGCTGATGGTGAAGTGCAGATTGCTACGGCTTTGGTAGACATCAACGGTAACCTTGATGTATCAGGCACAACTAATATCAGCGGGTCTACTTCTTTCACAAAGAACGCTATCGCATCGGTTGCGATTTCTGGTGTTGCTAGATCATCAAATACCGTCACGGTAACAACTTCTGCGGTTCATGGTCTTTCAGTAAGTGATGTAGTCAATCTTAATGGCGTTACTGACATTTCTTTTAACGGCTACTTTACTGTAACCGCAGTATCTAGCACTACCGTATTCACATTTAGCCAAACAGCCGCAAACGCATCATCGAGCGGTGGTTCTACAACCGAAATCGTATACAACCTTAATGCTAGTGGTACCGCCCTCAACCAGATGAACGGCCCACTTAACATTACCGCTAACAGCCCAATAGACGGGCTTGAGATTACTCAGTCTGGGGCAGGTAACGGCCTACATGTTACCGGTACTACGGATCTTGTTGGTAATACTACTCTTACTGGCAACATTGCTACATCTGGCGACTACTCGTCTACTACCGCAGGAACAAGCAACTTACGCTTAGGCGTTAACGCAGGTAACAGCATTGCAAGCGGTGGTAATTATAATGTTGTCGTAGGCGATGAAGCTGGTACTGCGATTACTACGGGGGATAGTAATGTTGCTATAGGCTATCAAGCTCTTGACGCAGAGGACACAGGCTCAAGCTCTGTTGCAGTTGGCTATAATGCACTAAGCACACAAAATAATGATGGTTCAAATTTAAACACTGCTGTTGGGTACTCAGCAGGCGGAGGAATAACCACTGGCATACACAACACCTTGTTGGGAGGATCGGCGGGTGATGCCCTTACTGATGCTGACTACAATGTGGCAGTGGGAGTAAGTTCTTTAGGAGCAGACACACTAGGAAGCCATTCCGTTGCAATAGGGCGTCGTGCGTTAAAAGCACAAAACTTCACATCTGCTACAGATACTTACAACGTGGCTGTTGGTTCATCAGCAGGTGAATTAATAACCAC